TAATCTGACCGCCAACCGTTTTGCTTTGTTCTGTCATCATATTAAAGAACATACCACCTTCTGCAGTCATTGATTGGAAAGCTTTTTCAACTTCCGGAAAACCAACTTTACCAGCCGAAACCATTTCAGAAATCTTTTCTTTTGATACTCCGAATTGTTTTGCAAGTTGAGCAACTACCGGAATACCTCTTTGTTGGAATTGTAAAATATCCCTTTGATACGCCCTGCCCTGTGTTTTTAATGTGCCGTATAAATAGGCAATATCTTGAAACGGAATCTTCAAAGCACTTGCAACATCGCCAAGCATTCCGATATTCTTTGTAACCTCACCACCTGCGAAGCCATAAGCCATTAACTGCTTAGTTGCATCCTGTATCTCATTTAAACTAAATGGAGTTTTTGCAGCCAAAGAAACTAACTGCCCTTCTAAAGCCTTTGAAGCCAAAGCATCCCCTTTCATTAAGGTACGAAGTGAAGCAGAAAAATATTCGTAGTTTACCAATGAATCAACTACCGATTTACCAAAAGAAACGATACCAGCAACACCAAGCCCAACACCTAAAGCACCGCCCAAACTGCCTAATGTACGCCCTGTTGTAGAAACAATAGAGTTTAATTTTTCTGTTGATGAAACCGCCTTATTTATTTTAGGAGTAAATAAATCCTTTAGGCTTAACTGATATTCTACACCGGTATTACTCATTTATTTTTCTTGTATTGTACCGTTAAATTTTAAAACGTAGATTATTTCTTCGTAGAAATTGCACCAATCGGTATCACTCAATGAATTAGGATCAACTTTAAAATAAAAGCGGATAAGTGCATTTTTTCTTGCCACCTCATCCGCTTCTAAACTTTTTTTTGCTAACTCTAATTTTTTTTTAAAGAGCCTTCTTTTACTGAAAGTATTTGACGAAGTGAAACTTCTGCGCTTCTTAAAGCATCGAAATTATCGGTAATTTTTTCAACCTTATCACCTCCAATATAAAGACTTTTTAAAAGGCTTTCAATCCCTTGCATTTCGTCTTTCTGAATCAACTTTGAAACACTTGCATAGATCACTCTATCAACTTTTTTAAGGTAAACAGTAGCGTGTTCTGTTTCTTCGTCATTCGTTGGAACTGTTAATGTGTAAACCGTTCCGTACTTTTGTTTCAGTTCTTGAACTAAAACACTTTGATCTTGATTAATAACTGGATTCATTTTTTTGCTTTGTTTTTAATTTATTATTTTATTGCCATTCAATGTGAGAAATAACAAGATCCATTTCAATCGGTACGGAAGTATCTCCGGTAGATGAACTGATTTTGTTATTCTTAAATTTCACATTTCTAATTTTGTGTACTACCGGGATTAATGATAAATCCGTAAACGCTACGATAATATCAAATTCAGGAACATCATAAATTCTACCATTCGGTGAAGCAGATACAATATTCATTACTTCCTCCATTAGCATTGTTATTTTTGCAGTTGGTTGAACCCGACCAACACCTCTACTTACAGGAAATCTACCAGTAGCATAGATATTTTCAGTTTCAGATTCTTCACCGTATTCAATTGAAGTAATACCAACAATAGGAATACCCAACACAATACAAGTGATGTCTGCAAATTCGTAACTCTTTCCGTTGATTAACGGTAATATTGATGTAGCCATTTTATACTGATTTTACAAATCCAACATTAACTTTGATTATTCTTGCAACTCCCATTGGTACATTTTGTAATGTCAATTCAATAGTAGATGTAGATAATACGTTCTGTGCCGGATTAATGATTATTTTATGTGCTGATAATTCCCCTGCTGCTTCCATCGCTTCTAAAGGCGTGTTTGCAAGTGTTTCAAAGTATGCAATTGTAGCAGAAGATAAAGTTCCATCTGCATTCACTTTTAAGGGTGAACTCAAAGCCGGAAGCAATGCTGCTCTTGCACCTCTTGTAATTTTTTGGTAAACACGATTGTTTTCGATAGTCGAATAGTCGGAAGTATAAGCTACAACCGTTTTTGAATCACTCCAGTATGATCCATCAATTCCAATGTGTTTTTTCAAAAACAAATAAGCGTAATTGTTAAGGCTTTCAAATTGTGAATCCGCTAAAGCTGTGTAAAGCTGACCGTTTGCAAACGCAATAGTGTCAAGTTCAGTATTAGACATTTGAAACTTTTGAACCCATGCAATTGATTCGTTTACCGCTGCAAAAGAGATAGCACCAAGCAAAGCACCTACTGAACCAATTGATTTCCCGGTAGCTTTGAAAATGTGATACCCTTCTGCATATCCATCCTGTGCAATTGATACGCTTACATTTGGTGCAACCAAAGCCGATACATCAACTAAAGATGCAACAGAAGCTGTACCACTTATTTCAGCAGTATAAACGATTTGGATAGGCTTAAACACTGCTGTATTAGCTGTTGCAATTGCTTGTAAAGCTGTCGGGTGTAAATTAGTCCATGCTACGTTATTTTGATAAACAGAAAATTGTTTTATTGTTCCTGCTGAAAAATTAACCATTGTAGTCATGTCAGCAAAAGCATAAGTAGTTTCTTCTACGTAAAGCCCAACGTACAACTCACCTTTAGGCTGCAATCTGAAATACTCAGCTATATTATAATAAAGAATATCAATGAATGAGGCAATGCCTACAACAACATTCTGTACTAATGTACCAGCCAAAGAACCAACAATTGTAACTACATAAGGAGTGCCGGTATTTAAGAATACACCTTGACTTCCGGGTCCAAATATTGTAACAACACCAACAGCATTAGAAGCCGTAAAGCCATGTGTTGCTGTTCCTGCATTTATTTCTAAAGAAATACGATCAGCAGTAGTTGTAATACTTACCGCATCCGCTGTAACCGCTGTAAAGCTGCATAATGTTACTGGAGTACCTAATTTAGCACCAAGTATAGTATTGCAAGTCAAAACAAAAGTATCAGCTACAACCGCTTTAGTTGTTACTGAATACGTAGCAGTTGATTTTGTTGCACCTAAAGAAGCGTTTGTAATCCCTAAAGCAACAGCATCAGCAACAGAAAAAACCTTTTTAATTCTATCGGAAGCAGTAAAGCCAGTAGGCAATGTTCTACCTGTTGGGTAGTAATGGATCATTCCACTAACATAATCAGTTCCCGGTAATGCTCTACCTAAACCACTTGTTGATTGAACGAAATTTATATTTGGTAAGGCCATTTTATGTTTTATTAAAAAGCCCCTGCCTACGAATAGGTAGGGGCTTTTATATTTGTAAATTAATTTTTAACCTAACTGATTAGGAAACCCAAGCCTGAATCAAAGAAGCAACACCTTTCATGTCATCTCTCATGATTGCAGAACCTAACATTACATCCATGTTAAAAACAGAACCTAAGTATTCAGGCTTACCGTTTCCGTTGCTTCCTGAATCAAAATATGGTGTCATTGCACCAACTGCTCTACATACAGTAGATGGGTGAAATGCGATACAAGCTAAACGGTCATCTGCTGCTGCTGCAACTCCAATCGCTTTTGCAGTTGTTCCTGTTTTTGTGAATACTGCAACAGTAGGGCGTACCATAATATCAAACCCAAACAATTGAGAAACTACTCCTGTTTGTAAAACGTTTGAAGCGAATCCATTGTAAGAAGCTCTTACTACGTCAGAAATTGTGTGTAATTCCCAAAACATATCCGAATTCATAAGCAATTTACGCCCCTTTGCAGGAACATTATCTTTGTCCAATTTCTTAGCAAGATTTGCAATGTCGATTAGTTCAACTTTTTTACGTGTTCCGGTTCCGCTTGGAGGTAATGCACCTGTTGCAGCTCCAGTAGTTAAAACGATATTAGCAGTACCACTTGCAGCCCAACTAACAGCAACACGATTACCAATTGTTTGAGTTAAAGTAGATAATTGCTGACCTATAACCGATTGACGTTTATCATAAGACACTTGTAACTCATCAATGTTAGTGATAAGCAACGGATCTAAAGCAAACTGATTCATTGCATAGGTGCGGTCTGTATCAGTTCTTTGACCTATTGTCAAAGGGAATACTGTTGGATTTACATTTACAGATGGATTTGCTCCTGACTGTGGAATGTGAACCGTTCCGAATGCTATGTACGCTGAATGATCTACTGAATAAGGAAGAAAATCCGCATTTTCATTTAATGAGTTTTGGATATCCTTAACCCAAATTTCTTGTATTAATGCCATGGTATTTTTTGTTTATTTAATTTATTTTTTTGTTTAATTATCCGATAAAAGCCCACTCAATTGTGATTGTTCCAGTTGCAAGTAAATCATCTGCTCCAGCCCAAGTATCTGCAATGTTTAAATGCAAAGTATGTGCGTCTGCTGTTTCAACTACTAATTCAAAAGGTGAAGATGTTGCTTTTGCAGATTTAACTTCCGCTGTTGCATTACAGTCATTCATTGTTTGGCCTGTTAAAATATTCTCAAATGTAGCTGTCCCGCTTAATACAGAAACCACACCGGAAGCGATTACAGTTCCAAGACCTAAGTCAGGAGTGTCAGCATCAACTGTTCCAGTACCTTGCAATGCTAAATCAATTTTAGATGATTTAATCAAACAGGCTCCGGCAGGGAATGTATATAAAAGCGTTCCGAATCCAAGTGCTGCTGCTCCTGTTGCAGATCCAGCAGGCATAGCTGCTAATGTAAACACTGTTTTATGGGTACTTTCGTTTCCAAATTCAGCAACAGTTAACCCTGTTACCACTTCTAATGCTCCAATGTTGGAGATGTTTGTATCGGGCCCACTCCCGAAAGGAAATCTTACTGACATATCTTTTTATTTTTTAGATTTATTTTCTTTTACTTTTGGAACCTCCAAAATTATTTCTTCTTTTTTTACTTCTTTTACTTCACTTTCGTAATCCTTACGCTCAATCACTTTGAACTCTTTTTTTACGATTCTACCATGCTCTAACGCTCTTGCTTTACTCACAAAAGCATTTCCATCACCAAAATCATAAAGTGTATCAACGCCCGGATTTGCTCTAAATGTGCTTTCCATAATTATTAACGTTTTGAAGCGATTCCTAATTTGATTGTATCAACAAGTCTTTTGTATTCAACTGGATTTGAGTTTGCAATTTCCATCAAACCTTTTGAATCCTTAGTTTCCCAAGCTGTGTAATCCCAAGTGCTTCTGTCATCTGCTTTATCTATAATTTTTGCAGCATCCAAAACATCAACAAAAGCCGGAGTAGTTTTTAAAGAATCGAAAAGATTTTTTAACTCAACAGATTTTATCGGGCTTACATTCCAAATGTCCTTTGCTTCAACTGTAATTTTACCTTCCTTTACAGCGTTTTCAATTACTGCTGTTTTTGCTTCAACTTCTTTTGCAAGTTCAGCATCTTCAAAAACTTTTATCTTTGCTTTTAACTCAGCATTAACATTTTTAAGTTCGTCCATTTCAGAAACGGCTGTTTCTTTTTCGGCTGTGATCGCTTCAACTTTTTCAACAATAGAATCCTCAGAAGCATCATTGGAAAGTTTTAAAAGGTTGGTTAATTTTAACATTTGTTTTTTATTTATGTATTTATTGTAAAAAGTATGCAATTCTAAAGTGTTTGTTATTGCAGGTTTTTTGTTGTTTGTTGTGGTTATTTCATCTATTAACCCCATTGTCATACATTCTTCTGCACTCATCCATGTTTCTTTACTCATCAACTCTTTACATTTTTCTAATGTCAAATAAGTTGTTTTTTCAAAAATCTTTGCTAATGAATCTGTGATTAAGTTTAAAATATCTTCATTCTTATTCCCATTAGCTTCGTGCATCATAAACGTTCCGTAATCTGCCATTTTACGCTTACTGCCACACATTAAAATAACTCCGGCAATACTATAAGCCATTCCACTATTCCAGGTTGTTACAGGTATAGTAGAATCCAAAATAGCTGAACAAATAGACAAGCCTTCCGGAACAGAACCACCAATTGAATTGATTTTTACATCAATGTTTTTTAGTGTTGGATAATTTTCATTAAGCCAGTTAATTTCAGAAGCAATCAAAGAACCATCTATACCGTAACCTAAATGTTCATCATTTCCGATATGCTTATATAAAAGTATCGTAGCATTATCATTGGATATGTTGGTAAATTTTAAGTTCACAAAACAAAAATAAGTTGATAATGTTTTTTATCATTGTTTTTGTTACATACATAATAAAAAATATTATATTTGAACAAAATTTAGAGAACCCTAAAAATATATTTAGATATGCCTAAAAAATCTACAATAGAAGATATTAATAAAAAACAATCCCTACACAAAGCAAGGGTTACAACCTTTTTAAAGGGAATCACTAAAAATAAATTCTTTGAAGAAATAAAAAGGACAGGCTGTGCTGAATGGGAATTAGCTAACGAAATAATTGTTAAACACTATAAGGAAAAGGAAAGTATTAGTATTTACCATCATAAAATGAAATGCGAATGAAAGAAACGGAATTAAAAACAAAAGAAGAAATACATCTTCATGCTGAAAAGCAAATAGAAAAACAAACTAAATTTATCGGCTCACTAAGGCTTCAGTCAGGGCACACTTGCTTTGAATTAAATACCGCAACTGGAGAAATAGCAAAAGCCTTATTTCACAAACAAAATGCTGTTTTTGAAAATCCAAAATATAATAAAGGTGTTAAAAAAGTTTTAGAGCCTAACAGATTAAAGTTGATCGTAAATGAACAATGCGTTTATGTTAATGCTTTAAATAAAAAGAATGCTGAAAAGCATTTTAAGCGAATGGTAAAAAAGTAAGTCCAGCCTTACGGGGCTGGACTTCGCCAAAACACACAAAACAAAGCAGTGTTAAAATGTGTATGGTTTATAAATTAAAACTGATTCCTTGTAAGGATATAAAACGTGCTACTCCTGCACCTGTTAATGATGAATGTGTTACCTTCCCATCGGTGGCAATAGTCAATGTTCCTGATCCGTTTATAGGAAACGTAGCCCCAACAGTATCATAATACGGTACGGTTGCAAGTGTAACGGCTACGGATGGTCTAAATCCAACCGGTAACGTTAAACTTGTTGTTGTGTTTGTCATTGCTGTACCTGCTCCTGCACCGGCTAAACCGTTAAGATAAACACAACCGCCAGTTCTACGGTAAGAAGTAAAAGCATCGTTTGCAATCCATTTACCGTTATTAAAAATAACATCATCATAATCAATATCTGCACTACCTAAAGCCCCATCGCTTAATACCAACGTTCTTACATCGTGAACGTTTTGAGAACTACCATCTGTGAAAGTGGTTGGATCTGCTGTTGCATCGGGTGTAATTGTAATTGTCAATACAGGTGCTGTTGCTATCGCTATACTTGCAACGGCAGGGAATGAGTAAACTTCCTCTGTAAGGGCATCGTAAATAAACCCGGCTGTATAAGAGAAATTACCTGCCCCTAAATCAGTTTCAACACAACCGTACAAAGCAAATGCAGCAGTAGAAGAAAGCCTTTGACCTCCGTTGCCCTGTGCAATTGCAGCAAGTATTTGTTGATATGAAGATTGTAAAAAATCAAAACCTTTCTTTGAAGGTGGATAAGCTACTCCGGCAGCTATTGATGATGTATCTATTTTTTTCATTAGTATGGTAAAATGTTATAAGTGATCCCTGAGCAAACATAATTATCTGCAAAGAATTTAACGATATTATCTTTATTGGTTGTTGTACCACTTGCTTCTAATGGCTTTAAAGCATCATAAGCAGCAATAGGAAATTTAATACTAAAATTATACGGTTGACTGATATACGAATCGGCTATAAATGCAGCTTGTTCTGTATCACTAACAGTAATTGCCGAACTTTCGCCCTCATTAA